CCAACTGTAAACGGAAGTCCTGTTATCAATGCTGCACCAGTTGCGGAACCTTTATTAGACAATGAAATATATCCATTGAGAGTAACCTGTCTTCCAACTTTGGTGTAAGTACCCGAATTTGAAGATGTGGTCATTCCAGTCGAAGCACCACCAAACGTCAATCCAATCGCAAACGTTCCCTCCTCGTAATCGTTCAGTACGTTCGCAGTAGCCGTTCCGGTTCCGCCGGTAACAGCGGAGAAGTCGATGCCTTTGCCGGTTGGGAACACAAGGTTACCAGATCCGTTCAGGGTCATTGAATCCGTCCAAGTTATTGGATTGCCAGCGGTGCCAGAGCCAACTTGTTTAAAAACAAACAACCCGTCTTCAATAGCGAGTGCTGCTGCGGAACCGTTATTACCATAAGACCATAATGGACCAGCACTGTAAGTTAATACGGCATTGCCAGACAAATATGTAAGTTCAGAGCCTGTCAGTCCGGCTGTTGCCACAAACAAACCACATCCCGCCTTACCGAGTTCAAGTGATTTGTAAAATGCCGTCCCGCCAGCACTCGGCGTAACTCCAACTCCAACATTTCCAGTCAGCGTGGATTGACCCGTCACACCCAGCGTCGTACCCACCGTAGCCGCGCCGGTGATGGTGGCGGAGGCGAGGGTTGCGGTGCCGCCGGAGCCTAGGATCTGGTTGCTAGTGATCTTCTTTGTGGTGCCTGAGGCAGCCATCGACGTATCTGAGATGTCCACAATCGGCAGAACGTCTGCCGCGGGATCAACTACGGTAATGGCCGCCAAGGCCGTGATTTTCGTGTCTGCCATAAGTTAGTTTGCTTGGATGATGAGTTTGCCCGTGTCCTCTCGGAGAAGGAAGTCCCCGTTCTCCAAGTCTAAAGAGTCGAAAGTGCCGAAAGTGATGACGATCTTGTCGATGCCGTCCTCCAGGAGAACGAAGAAGTCATCCTCCTGCAGCAGGTCGCGCCGGATGATAGGCAGGTCGGCGCCGCCGCCAGCCCCACCGAGGGCTTGCTGCACGCCGAGTCCTAGTCCTAGGCCGAGACGCATTTTAGACCCACTTGCGGTTGTAGGCGATGATCGCCCCGGAGGATACAGCCACCGAGGTGAAGACGCCCGAGATCGAGTCGCCGGCCTGAATGGTCACGCCGGATGGGAAGTTGGTGATGTTGGATGTGATGGCTCCGAGGATGGTCGTGGCGACGGCATGGATCTCCATGTAGTTGCCGGTCACAGTGCCCGCGGAGGCGTCGATGTACCGGCCACCGTATTCGCCGGCCAGTTGGCGGTTAGATCCGACATTCATAGAGTGAACTTCTGACTACTGCGTTTTGTGCCACCGCTCCATCCAACCTGCAAGCGTGTAGCCCCGCAGCGCACTCGCACCTCGGGGTTATCCCGCTCAACCTCGTTCAAAAATTGGGAATCCTTCCAACAGTCGTATCCAAGTTTGGCTCCCCAGGCGTGGTAGAGTGTCGGGTCGATGCGCATCCGTAGGCGGCCGATGCCGTCGATGCTGCGACGGTCAACCTGCGAGTCCTTGGCGATGCGTTGCTGATGGATGCCGGCCTTCACCCACTCCTTAGAGATCCCGGATTGGAACTCTTTGATGACGGCGCGGCGCAGTTCGCCGGGTAGGTCGTCGAGAGCGTTGGCGATGACGGACGTTACGGAATTGTGAGCCATGAGAAAGGAAAGAGGGGGAGGCCCCGAAAGGCCTCCCCATTAAGATTAGACTAGCTTGCGCCGTTGAAGAAGCCAAACCCGCTCGGGTTCTTCACCACGAGACCGGCAATGGCCTCAACGAGGCGGGCAGGGCCGCCGCCGGCGTCAGGCAGGTTTTTGACCTGGGGCAGTTTGGCGTAGCGAACCTCGACCATGTCCATGGGGATGACGTAGCCCTTGAAGGCCTGGGCGGTGAGCGAGGTGCTGGTTTTACCCCCCAAAAACGTTGAAGGATGTAAAATTAGCCGTCCAAAATCTCCTTCAAAAAGATCGATCGACGCCTTGAAAGTATCGGAACCGAGATCCTGATTGAAGGTGCGGACGCTGGTAGCAGCAATGGTGCTGCTGTTCGCGGTCGTAGTGGTGCCACTGGCCGTGAGGTTGGTGAACGCACGCTTGAGCGTGGTGCCCAGGATACAATCGTAGTCGCGGAACGTGCCGGTGGCGCTGTAGATAGCGGTCAGCACGTTCTGGGCGGTGGCCTCAACGAATGAGGCGCTGGCGGTGGTGTCGACCGCGCCGGAGGCCGGCAGGAAGGGCGAACCGGAAGCGCACGCGCCGATGTTGGATGCGTTGGTGCTGTTGAGCCAGTTGCCCATCGAGCCGGTCAGGTACGGGTTCGTACCGTTGTCGGCCTGAGCGGCTTGGTTGGTGCACAGGAAGGTCGACTCCATGTCGCGCTTGATCTCAACGAGCTTCTTGGCGATGCCGTTGGCCAACTCATCGGTCACACCAGCGACGTCCTGGGTCTCGGCGATGAAACCGATGCGCAGGTCCCGGCGGAAAGCCTGGCCGTAGTTGTTCAGACGGGTCCGGTTGACCACCGGGTTCGAGGCGCTGGCAACGGTCACATCAGTGCCGTCGACCACGCCGGCAAGCACGGGGGCGCCGTAGTTGTCGACCTGCCAAGAGAACTGCATATTGCCGATGTCACGGCCCTTCGGGGCCATGGACACGAACGGGGTCGACTTGGCGTCGACGATGGCGATGTAGTCCGCCAGATCTTCACGGGCGGACGAGGTTGAAGCGAGCGGCACAGAGCCGCCCTGGTTGGGCTGGAGTAGGGGCATGGTTTAGAGCATCCTTTTGAGTACTTGGGCTAATTCGGTGGTCGTCCCGGACTTTCTGAACTGCGACTTGGCAGCATCCAGACCGACCTTGGCCGCATCCTTCTTTGCAGGGATTGCGGTGGGTCGACCAGGCTGACTGGGTGCCTTAACCAGTGGGCGGGTGGCAGATGGCTTGCCCTTGGCGGACTCCTGAGCCAGACGCAACTTGCGCCCGGCAATGAAGTCACCGACCAGCACCTGGTACTCCGGCAGTGAGGCAATCTGCGGCAATTGCCGCAGGACGGCCTGCGCTTCGGTGTACTCGGCAGCCGAACGGTCTTTCCACCATGGGTAGAGCGTCTCGGCGATAGGCTTGATCTGCTGGTAGTTCTGCAGGAAGCGGGCTCTGGATGGGATGTGCAGGTCTATGGCGTCTTCTACACGCCGTTTGATCTGCTTCACATCGTCTGAGCTGTACTCCTTGCCCTCTACTTCACAGCCATCAATATTGTCCTCGCACCACCGCTTCAAATTCCGGGCTTTGCTCCACTCATCGTTGAGTTTCGACACTTCCCAGACATCCGAAAACGGGTCTGCAGCGGACTGCATTGAGGTTGGCCTGTCGTTGGTCTGCTCCAGCTTGGTCTTGGCGTCGTTGAGCTCCCGCTCGAGCGACTCGGCCTTCTCTAGCGCCTCTTTCTTCTGGCGCGTGAGCTTGTCGATGCGTTTGCGGTAACCCAGCGAATCCTCGTCGCTGTTCTCTTCGGTCTCGGAAAGAACCTCCTGCTCAGGCGACTCGGCCTGAGCGTCCGTTTGTTCTGCGGTCGGATCCGCATCCTCGGCCTGATCGTCCACGGAAGTGGTTTCCGGCTCCGGCGCTTGTCGCTCGACGGCTGACGCCTTGTCTTCCTCCCCGCTGAATCGTGTCTTCAGTAGCTTGGCCAACGCCGATTCGTCGAACTGCATCGGGTTGATTGGGGGCTGTGCCGTGTTTTGGGCAGGTTTCGCTTCCTGTGTATTCGTCGGGATGTCCATGCTTTTAGACCCTGCAAGCCGGGTGTGCTGCAACCATGGTTGTTAAGGCCAACCAAGAAGCCGTTGTGTGAGTGAGAGCCTAGAACTGACCAGAAGTCAATTCCCTCCCGTTTCTTAACGCACTTATTTGTGCGATGAGATCCTTGATCGCGGCTGCCCGGCCTGCGTTGTAGGCACGGTCCTCCGCGGAAAGTGATGGGAGGATGGCCATTAGCACCTCGTCCCGTAGCGTGTCGTCGATGACCTGGCCCATGGCCTTGAGCACCGGGTGCTCCTCGGACACTGAGAGAGCCTCCGAGAGTTGTTCGTCGGTCAGTTTCATTGTTGGACTCCGAGGCGGCCGGTGATGGCGTTCTGCTGCTGCTGGACGCTGAACTGCAGGTTCTCAATGTACTTCTGCAGGTTGGCCTGGAAGAGCGGGTCCTGCTGAAGCTGGGCCTGGTACTTCGGGTTGGATTGCAGGACTTGCTGGCTGAATTGCAGGCGCATGGGCGCGGTGGGGTCGTTCTCGCGGAGCTGCGGCGGGTTGCCGAGGGACATAAGCGCGATCTCGTCGTTGGTCTCGTTGAACATCTTCTGCGCGGCAGGGCCCTGCTGCATCACCAGCTCGCTTGCCAGGTTGGGATCAATGGCCCGGAGGGCGACAGAGATCAGCTTGGCCCGGTCGATGACGCCGGCGGTGTCGAGAGGCAGAACCAGGGTACTGATGGCCTTGAGCTTCTCGGTGACCAGGTCGGTGCTCATCTCGCGGACGTCAAACTTGAGCATCACGTCGAAGTCCTGGATGTCGGGCGGGAGCGGCGTGGCCGAGGCCGTGATGCGCTGGATCTCGGCAGGGCCGATGTATTGCAGGGTGAGGGCCAGCACCTGGCGGAACGCCTCGGTCCAGCCGTGCAGCCAGTTGTTGATCAGGCGCTGCTGGCGCATCTGGGTGATCACCGGGGGGACTTTCTCGGTCGGGCGGCCAAAGTAGCGGTCGGTCTGGGCCTCGATGGCTGCGATAAGCTGGAAGGCTACACCGGGCTCGCGGGCGGGCGGTTGCAGGAAGCCGATCTCGCCGCGGCGAAGGACAGGGATCTGGACGGCAGGGCCGATCTTGAGGTTGCCGCCGCGGGTTTTGGGGACCTCGATGGGTGGCAGGGTGGCCAGGGACGTGTAGTCGAAGAT